AAATAGGGTCAACTTCGCTCAACCACACCAACCAGCGCTCATCTGTGTTGATCTCCTTCCAGTCGGGGACGACTGCAGAGAGACCATCATAAAACTGCTGCTCCAGCGTGGCCTCGGTGCGAGTGTTTACACCCTCCACTTGGCCTTCCAAAACCTTCAAACGTCCATCCAGCGCCTTGTAAGCCTGCTCGGCGTACCGCTGGACCATCTCAATCATCTCAGCCCCGAAAGTCTCAATGTCTTGCGGGTTCACAGCCGGTTTGGCGGCCTCTTGCTCCTTGGCCCGGGTCAATGTGTCCAGCATTTTTTGCATGTTGGCCATCTGACTCTCATACGACCGGTTTGTGGCTTCCAGAGTGGCCAGTTTCGAGGCGTACGTGCCTTGAAGTGACTTGTACTTCTGCTGCCAGTCCTCGGCCGGAGGTTGGGGCGGTGCGGGCTCTGCTGCCGGCGGTGTTGCGCTCACTGGGTCATTCGCTGGGGCGACGAGTTGGCTTGGGTCGGTGAGCACGGGTTGGGCGTTTGCCATCTCCAGTGCTATCGCTGCTTCGGCCGCGTTTGCTTCGTCTAGCTGCCTTTGAACTTGCTTTGGGAGTGCCATAATTTCCTTTTACCTAGCCTCCCATATACCGGGTAGGCGTGGTGGAGTTGAAGATGCGGTAATTTAGCACACAAAGATACGTGCTACAAGGTTTTTGCCTTTGAAATTGATTTTTTCATGTTCTCGATGAAGGCCGCGGCACCTTGCGCGCGCCGAAGCATCGCTGGATCAACCGCAGATACCAGATATTTAACCTGCTCCTGCAACTGCTCGTCCAGCCACTGCTCGAACCGGCCGCCAAGCCGGGCGAACATCTCCATCTCCTCTTTTGGGCTCATGCGCTGTACCTATTGCTCTTGCGCCGGTTCACGACCAACGGTATCACCTGTAGGTTATTCCACACATGGAGCCCGCTCACATGCTTTCCACGCAGAGGTATCTGGTGGTCTACCTCGAACTCAATGCCAAGCACGGCAGTACGCCGCACCGCCAGATCGGCAGCCTCACGAAAGACTAGCTGGTCGAGTTCCCCTACCCACGCGGGGGTACGCATGGACTTGTTTGCACGGCGCCGCGCGTTGGCTACCCGTGTGTATTCTGGGTGGTTCTCAGTCCAGCGCTTTATGACAACCGCACGAGCCGCTGGGTCGTAGGCGCTGTGAACCCCGGGGTTGCGCTCCCGCCAAGCGTCGCGGTTGGATTTGACCTTGTCCGGGTTGGCAGCGACCCACTCAGCCATGATCTGCTTGTTGCGCTCTGGATTGGCCGCGCGCCAAGCGGCCATACGCGCTGCGTAGGCTTCCTTGTTGGCTTGGTAGTGGCGCCGCCGCTGCGCCTTCTGGGCCTCTGGGTCTTTGTATGGCATTACGCGTTTTGAGTTGGCGCGAAGTTGTTGGTGGCGGGGGTAGCGTCCATAAGCTGCTGCCCCACTTTAGGTGCAGGCGACTGCATCATGCTACCCCCGCTTGGGGCCGCTGGGGCCGAAACTGGGCCTCCTCCTGCCTCGGGGGGGAGGTTAGCTTGCGCCGCATTACCCTGCGCTTGAGCCAATTGCGCCTGTTGCATAGAGGCATTGCGAGCAGCGGCTATCGCTTGTTTTGCTTTCATCGCTTCAACAGTGGGGACAATTTTATTGACGTTGAGGTCGAGATTCTTGGCGGTCTCGCGCAGGACCGCCGCGCGGCCGTCCAGCCCGATGATCTCCATGTCGATCGGATTGGCTGTCGCCTGCAGGAACGTGTTGCGGTGCATCTGTGCAGCTTCCTTGACCTGCAGCGAGATGGCGCCCCGGGCAACCACACGCACGTCGCCCTTGAGGTCTTGGTCCTCGCTGTAGCGCATGTTGTAGTAATACTGCCGTTCAAGCAGGGGGGTGAAGATGTTGTTGTCGATGCCAGAGAGCACCTGCTTGATGACCTTGGACGCGTTGCCGATCATCATGCTCATGCCCGAGGCCGTGCGCCCCGCGCCGCCAGCGTCACCGCTGAACCCCGCCATGTACCGCGGGATGCCGGTGTACTCATCAGCCAGCTGGCTGAACCGGTCATAGACCTGCATCAGCTCGTTGGCGTTGGACTGCGGCTGGAAGAACTGAATGGGGCTGGCCGAGCTGCCCATGGGGTCGGTCTCGAACTGCCAAATCTTCCATGGGTACATGTCGGTCACGTCGTCACCGGTTGGTACCCGGTTGGACAGGATGGCCACCTGCGGTCCGGAGGCGATGCCGAGGTTGGCCGCCAGCGAGCGCGCCGCCGCGTTGCACATGTCTTGGCAGTCACGCATCAGGTCGTATGGGCTGTTGCCCCACACGGCGCCGGGGATGGGCTGGAATGAGTAGCTGTAGTAGGGCCGGCGCGCGAGTGGGTCAGCATTGAGCACAGCCTTGATGACGTAGCTGCCAATGAGCCACGCCTCAATCTGGTACTCCTTGTCGAGGTCCGGAATCTGCTTCTTGTCCATGCCCCAGTCGACCAGCATCTGCCCACTGGCTGAGCCCCAGTACTGCAGGGCGTCGATGGTCTCGTTGCCGCTGGTGGCGCCGATCTGCGTCTTGCCCTCGGCCATGGCCCGGCGGGTGTCGATCGCCAGCCAGTCGTTGAGCCCGCCAGCCCCGTACTCGCTGATGACCTTGCGGATGGCCCCTTCGTCGTAGCCCTCGACCCCGATCAGCTCGTTAAGCTCCTCGCGGGTCATCTTGTGTTTCTCGATCAGGGGCCCTTGCTGGATGGTGCGTGCCCACGGCGCGGGGTAGATGTTGAACGGGTCGCTGCGCTCCCACTCCAAGCACAGGGTTGTCTTGACCTGCATGGTGCCGTCTGGGCCCCAGCTGAGCTGCGGCTTGTTGCGCACCACCGGTCCCTTGATGAACGCGGTCTTGAAGGTGGACAGGTCATTGATGAAGTGGTCCAAGGCTTCCCTGAACCCACCCTCGACGAGCTGGTCCTCCATCTTGAGTTCCATGCGCTCGCACTTGACCCGGGCTTCCTCTTTGACTTTCTCAGTCAACTCATCCTTGATGTCGCGCAGCCGCTCACGTACCTGTTCCTGTGTGGGTGTGATGCCAGCCTGCATGGCTGCCTCGATCTCCTGCTCCAGCCCGCTGACCATCTTCTCCACGTCCTGCGGGTTGAGGTCTGGGTTTGGTGTGGGGCTCAGCGACCATGGCTTTTCTTCACCAGAGCCCTGCAGGATGTCGCGGATGAGGGCGTCGATCTGGCGCATCTTGCTGCTGGCCAGCATCATGTAGATGGGTGGCTGCTTGCTCTCCATCACCTTCTGGAGCTTGGTGGCGGTGTACTCGCCGCGGCGCGCGTATAGCGCCTCAAGCATGTCGTTCTCGACGTTGATCTTGCCGTGCTTGGCTTTGGTCCAGAAGTTCTTGATGTGGCCGACCAGCCCGGTGATGATGGGCTCCTGCTGGGCCTCATCAACGGCACCGATCAGGGCTTCCCGTCGGCGCGCCTCCATGACACCAGAGGCGTTGGTCACGGGGACCACACCACCCACTGTGGATGAAGATATTGGCCCGAACTTGGGCATTGCCGGGGGTGGCATGGCCGCTGCGGGGGAAGGTGGGGCTAGTCCTAGTGCGGCCATATCAACTCACTTTTTGGTTGCGCGGTGCTTTGCGAACGGCACCATCTTGGGCATCTGGGGCATGGGTGGTACCCGTGCCATCTTGGGCAGAGGGTTCCCGAGGCCCGACTTCGTCTTACCGTAGAGGTCGTCCTTGGGAACTACACGGCCAGAAGCGCGTGGCTTCTTGGCCATCTCAGCACTTCTTGCCGGATTTCTTGGCCGGGGCCTTCTTGCCCATCTGCTTGAGGTCGAATTTCTCCTCGCGCTTTGAGCCTTCTTTCATGCCCTTGGGCTCTTTGTCCTTGCCGGACTTCTCGAATTTGGCGAATGGGTTGGTTGCCATTTCAGCAGTCCTTCGCTTTTTGGCTGCCGAGACCAGCCATGCGTGAACCCATGGTTGAGTTCTTGTTGGCGCCGGTGGGCATGTATTTGCTGGACGATGGGCCGCTGGGGAGGGCTACGTGAACGCCGCCGACACGGGCTTGGGCGTTGGTGCCGCCCTTGGCCAAGAAACGCGAGGTGTTAACTTTTGAGGATGCCATGTGTTACTCCATGTGTGAATTGTCGAACCACGCGGGCCGCGTGCGGCTACACGTACGCGTAGTGTACAGGCTTTATCTCCCGCCGTGAAGATACCTGCCGGGCGCCGAAGCTGGCCCCGCCGTCGTGGTGGAGGCAGGCGTACTGGGTCGCGTCGGCGTAGTCCGACCATGGGTGGGTTTTCTCAGGGGTGTCGGCCCTGTCCCCCTTCACTGTGTACTTGTACCGGTACTTTGACCTGAACGCAGAGATCAGGTCACGTGCCTCGGAGGTGATGAGGAATGCGCTCTTGCCGTTGATGGTGCGGGTCATGTACGACTCGACGGCCGCGATCCGTGCGGCAATGCTGTTGGTTCTGGCCGGCCGCACCATGAACCCCTCGGCCTTGAAGATGTCCGCCACCGTGCGCTCGTCGGTCTGGGCCCGCTGGAACGCCGCCGGGTCGATGATGATGATGGCGCTACGCGTGGGGTACTTCGTGGAGAGCAGGGGTTTGAGTTTTTCACGGATGAACCGCAGGGCGCCCATCCCCTCAGTGTTGCCGGTGATGGCGTCCAGCACCAGCACCCGCCCGTCGTACGTCAGCTGGGTAATCACAGCCGTAGGGTTGAGCCCCGCGTCCACGCCGATGACCAGCGTTGAGCCCTGCACGATGATGGGCTCCTTGGAGACGTGTGTGGCGGCGTCGAAACACTTGAACACCGGCATACCCTGCAGGCTTTTGCCGAACTTGCCATGGATGAACACGTCAACCCAATCTTGGTCGTTGGCATGCAGCTCGGCCAAGTTCTCGTAGTAGTTGGCGTCCAGCAGGTGTATCCAGTCGGCCTCGGGGCTGAGCCCGGAGGGTTGGATGGTCACGTGCATGTTACTGGGTGGGGAGGACAGCAGTGTCTCCCACCAGCTGTCGCTCTCTGGCGGGTTGGACATACCCCAGAGTTTCTTCATGGGCTTGCCTGCATCATCCACACAGCCGCCCACCGGGTTGCCCTTCTCATCGACGCCCCACTCGGGCCGTGGCGGCACCATCACCTTGTCAGGGTACCGGCCGATCCGGCCGGCCAGCGCCTCGTAGATGTCCGGGTGCACCTCCTTGAACTCGTCGATGATGCCGAAGGTCAACTGCAAAGAAAGCAGACGGCGCACGTCGTTGGCTTCGTCCAAGCCGCGGAACAGCACCTCACAAGATACGTCCCCCCACTCAAGGAGAAAAGTGGAGTCGGTCTTTCGCAAGACCCCGGCCGTGCCGTCTGGAAACCATTTCAAGAAGTCCTTTATGGTCGTGTCCCACAGCATCTGGCGCGTGTTGCGGACGATGACGCCACGGCTGCGCCGAATACCGTCTGCGCACTTGGCCACCCGGGAGGCTTCATAGGCGAGTTTCATCAATCCCGCAGTTGTCTTTGTTGACGCGTAGGGGCCGACCACGAAGGACGCGAGCTGGTCCGACATGAAGAAGTTTGCCAGCGACTTGGGGGGCGTAAAGTTGAGCTGCATGGGGGCTACTCCTCAGCGTCGTAGCCGATGTCAGCAGTGAGTGCGTCCATGGGGAGAAAGGATTCCTGCCCCAGCTTCGCCACCGGCTTGTCAAAAGTGGCAGCAAGGCTGGGGACCGCGTCGATGGTGATCGCCGCTTGGGAGGTTGAGTTGTTGATGGAGGGGATGTTGAACGTGATGTGGAACCCCGGGGTAGCTGCGGTGGCGGCATCCTGCTTGCTTTTGGCCCCCAGCCCGCTCCACTCTACGAGGTTTTCCACAGCTTTGACCCGGGCCGCTGCCGGGGCATCACTGTCTTTCGCCATCAGGTACATGCTCTGGAGTGAGTCTTCTGCAAGGATACGACACTTTGTTGCAAAAGAGAACCCATTTTCTTCCAACTCCCTTGCGTAGGTAGTGAGATACCGCTTGAAGACTGAGTCGTTCAGGTACACCTCGAAGTCTTGGGGTGTCACACCTTGCTGCAACAGCACCTCGTCGAGGGGGCGTTCGGCACCAACCTTGTTACGCGCGACAGCCATGGCCAGCGTTTTCAGGTGGTCCTCGTGATTCATCAGGGTGTAGGTGTT